TAATTCAAACGGAAAAAAACATTTTAAGTTGTTGCGAAGTGAGATACGCTGCGACCTGACAGAGAGTACTTATGTGGCTCTCGCATATAGCAAAGATGGTATGGATGGTAAACAAGCAAATGCCTTTCTCGCAGATGAGGCGGGTGCTTTGGATGAGGATCCTGTAGAGGCGATGCGATCATCACAGTTAGTGTTGGTCAATAAATTAGGAATTATCATATCAACGCAGTACCCTAATGACAACAATGTGATGATCGATGAGATTGACATTGCAAAAAAAACATTAGATGGTCTGTTTGACATCAACAACACAAGAGTGTTTGCGTTATTGTATGAGCCGGACGATGCATTGCAAAAAGATGAGGTGTGGCAAAAAGATGATCGAGTGATCTATCAGGCTAACCCTGTGAGTGTGCATAACAAAACAGTGTATGATGATTTGCTTAAAAAACGCACGATGGCGATCTATTATGAGAATAAGCGTGAAAACTTCTTGTGCAAACACTGCAACATTCGGTACAAGGGACTTGGTGTGGAGGGCTATATTGATGTTAATAAAGTCAAGCGCTGCAAGATTCCGAAAGACGATGCGTTTTGGCAGGGCAAGCGTGTTTGGCTGGGACTTGATTTGTCGCAGTCCGATGACAATACAGCCGTTGCTATGGTCACGATGTACCATGATGAGATGTATGCAAGGGTATGGGGATTTATTCCGGAAGAGAAATTAGCGTTAAAGGAAAAGAAGGAGCATGTTGACTACCGCAAACTGATCCGGCAAGGCTGTTGCTTTGCTTGCGGCGGTGAGGTTATAGATTATGGATTTGTGGAAGAGTTTATCCTAAACTTGCCAAAGACCTATGGTGTGGAAATCGCACAGGTTGGATATGACCGCTATAATGCTATTTCCACGATCAATAAGTTGGAAGCAAACGGAATTGAATGTGTCCAGATTAAGCAGCACTCTTCGGTGTTGCATCCGGCAACAAAGTATTTGAAGGAACAAATATTGCAACAACTTTTTCATTACGAAGAAAATCTTATGTTGGAAATTAACTTTTCCAATGCGAGATGCGTTGAGGACACGAATAAAAATAAATATGTAAACAAGAAAAAATCCAATGGCAAAGTGGATATGGTTGTAGCACTTATTGATGCGGTGTATCTGGTGCAGCAAGAAGTCCTGTTTGGTTATGGTTTTTTTGTTTATTACTAAGTGTCGGAATCCGACACCGGAAAGGATTATTATGGGATTGTTTTTTCATAGAGAAAACCGTGCTGATGATAACAAAGAAGTAAATGATGTAATTGACGAATCAGATCTTAGTGTGGCGTTGCTATCAGCAGTAGTGTCTAACACAAGCATAACGAGAGATCAGGCATTGCAATTACCGACAGTGGCGGCATGCATAAGCATTATTGCAGGGGTTATAGGGTCGCTGCCAATAAGGTTATATCGGCAGGAAGGGGTTGTTCAAAATTCGGACAATCGCCTTTTTACATTGAACAGAGATACGGGTGATACATTAACCTTAACACAGTTTTGGCGAGCTATGATTAGTGACTATTATCTTGGCAGTGGTGGCTATGCATATATCCACCGAGAATATTCAATGCCTAGATCACTACATTATGTCAAGAAGTCCTGTGTCAGCATAATGCACAATGCAGATCACATTTATAAGGATTATACGGTTATGGTAGATGGACAGCGTTATCAACCGTTCGACTTTTTTAAGTTGCTTCGTAACACGGAAGACGGCTGGAAGTCAAAACCGATAACAGAAGAAAACACTATTATTCTTGCCACAGCATATCGGGAGTATGTGCTTGAGCACTCTTTGGCTGTGAAGGGCGGGAATAAAAAGGGCTTTCTGACATCGGAGTTCCAGCTAACCAATGATCAGGTTTCGAAAGTTAAAAGAGCTTTTCGCAGGTTGTTTGGAACCGGGGAAGAAAATGCGATTGTACTTCCGAAGGGAACGAAGTTTCAAGAGTCATCCAACACATCTGTGGAGATGCAGTTGAATGAAAACAAGGAATCAAATGCAGAGGCTATAGCTGCGATATTCCATGTTCCGTATGGCATCATTGAGGGGCATGGAACGAAAGAGGATTTTGATACCTTGATCAAATTAGCTGTAATGCCGCTTGTCAACGACATTGAAGCAGAACTCAATCGAGTGTTTTTACTAGAAGAGGAAAAGACGAATTGTTACTTTGCAATAGACACAACGAAACTCATCAGAGGAAGCATTGAAGAGAGATACAATGCCTATAAGACGGCGTTAGAAGCCAACTTCTTACAAATTGATGAGGTACGCAACATGGAAGACATGCCTCCTATGGGCATTGACTTTATAAAACTTGGATTGGATGCGGTGCTATACAATCCAAAGACAAAGCAGGCGTATACACCGAATATCGACAAGATTTCAAGTGTAGATGGATCTGCTGGAAAGGAGGACGATCATGCAGGCGAAGGTCAGGGATAATAAGCTGCATATAAGCGGCTATGTAAATGTTCCGGGACGCTTATCGTCACGCCCGGTTTATACGCCAAAACATGGCAAGGTCATGGAAACGATCGAGCAGAGAGCATTTACCAAAGCGCTGGACAGAACGCACGATGTCAGGTTGCTATTAGATCACTTGGCAGACCGAGAATTGGCGAGTGTGGCTGCTGGTAATCTCACATTAAAAGAGGATCGAATTGGATTACGAGCGGAGACGGTCATTGATGACCCGGAAGTGGTGCAAAATGTTGATAAGCTGCGAGGCTGGTCTTTCCAGATGCTCAATGTTAAGGATCGCTTGGAACAGAGAGCGGATGGTTTACCGATCCGCCATGTTGAGGACTTTGACATGCCGGAAATATCGCTCATTTTGCACAAGAATCCAGTTTATGCTTCGACATCTATCGAATTGCGATCAGATGATGAGGCAGAAGTGGAATGGAGAGCGGTAGAGACATCGTTTGAAGTTTCTAAAGATACCGGACAGGGAATCGATTATACAGCTTTTGAAAACAGAATTAGTGAAGCAAGAATTGCCACAAGGTAGTTCTAAAAATAGAGGAATCCGAAAGGATTCCTTTTTTGATGAAAGAAAAAAGGAGGAAACAAATGTATTTGAAACAGTTGAGAGAAAAGAGAAGTGCAAAGGTAAAGCGCATGCAGGAGATCCTTGCGGGGGCAAAGGGCGAAAACCGTGCTATGAGCGAGGAAGAGCAGAAAGAGTTTGATGAAGCCGAAGCGGAGATTGCTGATCTGGATAAGACGATCACTGCCGCAGAAAAGGCGAAAGAGCTTGAACAGCAGGAAACGGATAAGGATGATCCGGAAGATGAGGATGAGGTAAAGGATAAGAAAGACCAGGATGGTGAAAACCGTGCGGAAGATGACAGAAGAATATTTGCTGATTACATTAGAGGTGTTGTCACAGGGGAGAATCGTGCAGATATGACATTAGGCGAAAATGGCGCAGTGATTCCGACCACGATTGCTAATGAGATCATCAAAAAGATCAAGGATATTTCTCCGGTATACAATGATGCAGCGAAGTATAATGTCAAAGGCAATTTGTCTATTCCGTATGTTGATGAGGATGGAACATCCCTTGCGGTAGCGTATGCGGATGAATTTGCTGAGCTGGAAGGTTCAAAGGAAAAATTTGCCAGCATTGAATTGAGTGGATTTTTGGCAGGCATATTAGCAAAGATCAGCAAGTCTTTAGTCAACAATTCTGACTTTGACATTGTCGAAGAAGTAACGACACAGATCGCGGAAGCGTTTGCGTTGTGGCTCGACCATGAAATGCTTATCGGCACATCGGGTAAGATTACAGGCACATCAACGGCAACCAAAAAAATTCAGTCAGAATCAGCCACGGTGATTTCTTTTGACGACATCATTAAGTTAAAGGATGCCGTTAAGTCAGCTCATCAGACGGGAGCATATTTTGTAATGAGAGACACGACGCTGACGGCGGTTCGCTTGCTCAAAGATAAAAACGGCCGTTATCTTGTTAATGATGATGTTACAGTAGATGGCAGACCAACGATTCTTGGCAAGCCTGTTTATACATCCGATGCTATGCCGGAGATTGGTAAGGACGCAGAACCGATCATTTATGTAAATCCAAAAGTAGCGCTGGCGGTGAAGCTGACGGAAGATATGGAATTGCAGGTTCTGAAAGAAAAATATGCTACCCAGCATGTCATCGGGGTAGTAGGATGGGCGGAAGTCGATGCTAAAGTTAAGAATCAGCAGGCAATCGCAAAGCTCAAGATGGCGGCATCATAGGAGGGATTGCATGAAGGTAGAAGCAACGGTTAGCTTCTCCGGACCGAAGATTGCAATGGCACCGGGGGAGATCAAGGACATAACGGACAAGGCGTTAGTGGATGATCTCCTTCGTGCCGGCTATGTCAAGAAAGTTTCCGGAGGAAAAGTAAATGAAAGTAAGCGAACTGCAACCAAGTGATGTTCTTGGATATATGCGCCTGGATGAGGAAGGCGAGGAAGA